TACATTGAAGGCATTCAATGGGCTCGAGCTAATCCTGAGCAAGTGCTAGATATGATCGCACAAGGACAAAAACATGTTGAAGAAAATTATTCAGCCCGTGTGCTGAGTGAGAAGTTCATACACGAAGTTAGAACACAACTAGGAATGTGATATGCTTGAGCAAAAAATACAAGAACAAATCAACCAACAACAGCCTGTGCGACTGCATCTAGGATGCGGTAGCAGACTGTTTGACAACTACATCAATGTTGATGGTGAGTACATGCGTCATGATCCCAATGTTACTATCCATGACATAACACAACCGTTCCCATTGCCGGACACTTGTGTAGACGAAATACTAACAGTTCATGTGATAGAACATCTTAGTAGACAATACGTTCAACCCATGTTTAAAGAGTTTTTGAGAATTTGCAAACCTGGCGGGTTTGTTGCTGTAGAGTGGCCAGACCTGTTAAAAATGTGTCAAGAGGTTGTGAACAATCCTGATTGCTTTTGGACTCATGACAAACGCCTGATCAAACGAACAATATCGGGCATCTACGGAGATAGTGTTAGATATCCTGACCCAACAATGCTACACAAGTGGGGTTATAGTGCCGAGAGCATGTGCAAAATATTCGAGCAAGCAGGATTTGCTAGAACCGAGATTCAAGGCAATCACCATGGTAAATCATCAATTGACAGCAGAGTAGTAGCATACAAATAACATGGCTGCCAAAGTAGTTAAAGAGTTCCACGGGTTTTCTGGGAATCAAATATTGTTGATGCAGAAACACAATAAACTTTTTGTACGCAAGATTGGAGATGTGTCAAGAAACCTAGAGCGTATGCAAGTATTGTGTGAGGACTATCCACTGCCACAATTGTATACCGTTTCGGAAAAAATGATTGACATGGAGTACCTGCACGGGCTTGATATAAAATCGTATCTTAGGACAAACAATTACGAAAAGTTGTTGGAGTTTTTGTTGTGCATACTGGAAAAATTTTCCATTGGCTCAGTACACAAAGACTATACACAAACTTATATCAAAAAGTTACAAGAAATTAACTTTGATAAATTGCCATTCACTTGTGAACAACTGTTGGATCGATTGCCCCGGCAATTGCCTAGTTCAAACTATCATGGAGATCTAACACTAGAGAACATCATCTGGACCGCGGATAGAGGATTTTTTCTAATAGATTGTGCAACAACAGAATACGACTCATACATATTTGATATTGCAAAATTAAGACAGGATCTAGAACTGGGATGGTTTACCAGAAAAGACAATGCCATGCTAAATGTCAAAACAAAACATATACAGCAAAAAATATTGCAACAATATCCAACAGCAAACAATGACTACTTGTTGATTCTAATGTTGTTGAGAGTGTATCGACACAGTCAACCCGATACTCTTGAGAGAAATTTTTTATTAGAAGGAATTAAATCACTATGGAAATAATAATGCCAGCGGCTGGATTGTCAACAAGATTTCCCAACATGAGGCCAAAATACACTTTGTCTGATTTTCGGGGTCGGATGATGTTTGAAAGATCTTTGGAGTCTTTTATTGGCAAACACAACATTACCATTGGTATTTTGAAAGAGCACAACGACACATACAATACCTCCGAATACATCAAAAACGAATACGGGAATTCTATACAAGTAGTAGTACTAGAAGCCAGAACAGCAGGCCCTGCTGATACTGTTTATCAAATTTTAAAACAAACAGGACTAACTGCTGAAGAATTTTTAATCAAGGACTGTGACAGTTTCTTTGATCACGACTATCAAGAAGGAAATTATATCTGTGTTTCTAGCATAAAAGATCACGAAATACTAAAAAGATTAGCGTCTAAAAGTTTTATAGTGTCTAATGATCAAGGGATCATCACCAGCATTATCGAAAAGCAAGTGGTGTCAGACAAGTTTTGTGTGGGAGGTTATAAATTTGAATCTGCTGAGCTGTTTATGTCTGCATTTGATAAACTACAAAATGCTCATGTTAAGGAAATATTTGTTAGTCATGTTATTGAAGAATGTTTAAATTCTGGAGTTATTTTCAAAGAAAGTGCAGTGTATAATTATGTTGATGTGGGCACTGCTGAGGACTGGTTTGAGTACAACGACAAGGCTGTAATTTTTTGTGACATAGATGGAACTATTATCAAAGCACAATCTAGAACAGAGATAGGATCCACACCAGTTGCATTAGAACAAAATATATCAGCAATTAAAAAATTAATAGCAACAGGCAGTGAGGTTGTGTTTACAACAGCTCGACCTGCTCAACATCATGACATTACAGAAAAAATGTTAACTGAATTAGGATTTAGTAATTTTAAATTACTGTCAGGACTATCCAATGCCAAACGCATCTTGATCAACGACTACAACGATGCTAATCCTTACCCCAGAGCAGTGGCTATAAATATCAAACGCGATCACGATAACCTTAAAGATTTTTTATGAAACAAAAAATAGCCATTGTTTACATAGGTCTTCCTCGTTTTGAGGAAACTAGTAGAATCAATCATGAAAAATTAATAGCCAGATTAAACCAACACTGGCAAGTGAGTGAGTACGATTTTTCACAACCCAAATTAGACAGAAGCACTTGTCCGTTTCCGTCAAACGATATTGGTGCCGCAAAGATACAGGTTTGGGATTTTTACAAAGCAGTTGAACAGGTACAAGAACAGTTTATTATTAAAATTAGAAAAGATGTTTGGTTTACAAATTCATCCATCAATGTCATGGTAGAAGAGGTTGCAAACATTGTAAGCGACCGACAAGATATTTCGTTTTGTGGCATGGGCTTGTTGGGCAGTCCGCCCAATAGAGATTTGAAGGAGAACCCGTTATGGAAAGAAACATATTTTAAATATCCGCACTCAGTCCGCAACAAGGTTCTTGATTGGGTAATTATTTGTAATAAAGAAAAATTACACAATTCTGAGGAATCGTTGGCAGCATTACACGTGGGAAAAATGTCCAAATATAAAAGTGCAAATTCTACCTATAATCTCATCTGCTCTAGACACTGCAAACCTTATGTTGTTGCTTGTCAAATATATTTAATCCGTGATAATTATCAAGACTATCCCACCGACTGGCAAGTAGGTCAGGACATGCTTGAAAAAATGCCACACGATCCTGTGTTGCACAACTGGTGGTTCAGTCTTGACCGGCTGGGAGATCTTTGATGATTGCAGTAATGTATATAGGACAACGTCGATATGCATCTATGAGTCATGCAAATCATCAGGCACTACTAGCTGAATTGGAAAAAATAGCGCCTGTTGTCAAGTATGATTTTACTAGAGAAATTGGTCAACCCAGTGCCAGTCCATGGCAACAAAGTGGCGGTATACAAATTTTTGATTTTTTACAAGGCGTAGAGCAAATTAACGAGAACGTTATTGTAAAATTTAGAAGTGATCTTTGGTTTACTGATGCGGCTATAGATGCTATAACCAAAGAAGTAAAATTGGTATACGAAGGTAAACAAGATGCTTCTTTCTTTGGGTGCAATTGGAAGGATTATATCGGCCATGTGTATACCAAGGAGCATGTTAATGAAAAGCCTTGGGTACAAGACTTTGTTATTGTTGTTGATAAAAGTGTGTTGAAAGATAAAAATGAAATATATCAAAACGTAGAATCAGCGAAGCCTTCAAAGAGAGCTTGCGGAACAAAAGTATTTCGTGCGATTCTAGCAACACCAGATAGAGCATACAATGTTTTGTCTCAAATCTATCTGATTAGAAAGCAATTGGAAGGTAATTTTGACCCCTGGCAAGTTGGGTATGATTATATTTTTGAAGATATGAAAAGATTTGGGCATAAAATGCCAGATGCCATGCCCTGGTATATGAGTACAAAAAAATGAAAAAATATTTAGAAAACAAAGACCGTTTGGTAGTTTACGCAATGCCGTATCAAGAGAATTCGTTCTTTCATTCTCTGTGGTTTCAAAAAATAGCAAACGATAATTTTATCATTGAACGTTATGATGACAACAAAACATACAGTGACGATGTTGTTTTTGTTGTGGGTGCAAGACAATATTTGGTACAAGATCAACGAGAAAAATTTGCCAATAGACGTGTAATCGTAGATGCTACATGGGAAAGTTATACTGGAAAATACAAAAAAGTATATAGTCAATTGCGTAATCCCAATCACTTGTACATGTACGGGAATTATAACCCTGAGCCAGTAGAGGGAGCCGTATTTGTTCCTAACTTTTTATGGTATAATGAAAGTTTATGGTGGAAAATGCATCGATACGATCAATATACTCCCAACAGGAACTATTCCAAGAAATTTTTAATGCCAATTGGTCACGATAGAGGTTGGCGAGTTGATACTATCAACGCACTCAAGCCATGGTTAGATTCTGATGCCCTTTGGAGTTGCATTAGCCACGGAGTGTCTTTGCCTGTAGCGGAAAATAAAGAAAATATTGTATGGCATCGTTATCAAAATTTCAGTTGGTACGACGATACCTGTTTTACTATTGCTCTAGAATCTGCTAGAAGTTGGAATGAGGCTATTATTTTTCTAACAGAAAAAATCTACAAGCCAATTGGCATGAAACATCCGTTTATGGTAATGGGTCAAGCAGGTATGTTGCAATATCTCAAATCTCAAGGATTTATGTCGTATGATAATTTATTTGACGAGAGCTATGATCTAACGTCAGACCTTACGGAGAAGATTGCAATCCTTGTTAAAAATGTTTCCAACTATGAAAAAGTTCCCTACGATGCCGAAACGTTAAAGAGAATAGATCACAATTTTAATTTGTTTTATAACGAAGAACGAGTACTATCCGGATTACAAACTGACTATGTTGATCCCATGAGAGAATTTATCAATAAAAAATGATAGCAATTTTTTACACAGGCGATGATAGATTTTCGTCAGTTACGGCTGCCAATCATGCCAACGTGATTGATAAAATAAAAGAAAAATATCCGGTAACTGTATACGATCACAAACTTCCAGGATTTGATCGAACAGAATGCACCTTCACTCTCAGTGGGTGTTGTCAGGTTTTTGACTTTATGAAAAGTTCCGAAATCTTAGCAGAAAATATCATAGTAAAATTTAGAACAGACATTTGGTTCACCGACAGCTCAATAGAAATGCTGTTAGACGCTATTGACAATGTGGTCAATGATACACTTGATGTTGTGTATTTAGGATACGATTTTAGAAATTATTACTCTGAAAAAGGGTTTAAAATAGATGCTGATGCTATAAAAAAAGTTGCTGATTTTGTAGTAGTGGCAAATAAACAAGGACTAACTACTAGAGCCGTTGCATTACAAAAGTGCATTGATGATCGTTCCAAGAACGGGAATGTGTTGTTTAAAAATATAAGAAGTGATACTGCAAGGTCTCTTATGATCAGTTGTCATATGTATTTGGTACGCAAAGAATTTTTAAGTTTTTCGCACTATGATATTTTACACGATTGGGTGCAACAATACAGAATTACAGGAGACGAAATGAATTGGGTCCTGAACAATAAAGATTTGATAAACAAGGAATATTAAATGCCATCAGCATATTATCTACAAAGTGTAGAATTAGGAAAACAGTTCCAACGCAATAATAGCACATGGGGCGGTGATGATTGTAAAAATTATCACAATCAAATTAGAGTGTTGATGGACAAATACCAGGCCAAAACAGTACTAGACTACGGATGCGGCAAAGGCAGACAATACACAAATCTTGTGCCATATGGATTGCCAAGAGATCAAGTTACAGACCCAATGACTTTTCAAACTAGAATCAATGCAGAAACTGTGTATAAGTTTGATCCTTGTGTGGAAGAGTTTGAAACAGAACCTGTAGGACAAACGTTTGATGCAGTTATTTGCACACAAGTGTTGGGCAGTATTCCTGATGTTGATATGCCTTGGTTGTGTGATAAGTTGATGAACTACGCTACAAAATTTGTGTTCGTGGGTTTACACAACCCTTACAAACCGCTTAAAGCCAAAAAAAGAATGTATGATTCTACTCAAGTGACCTATCCTAGAAGCATTGAATGGTATCAAGAACAATTTACCAACTGGTCAGGTCCTGATTTGTATTGGTGGTTTAGAAGCACCGAACACTCAGTCAACAACTGGTATTCTGTATCCACTGGGGGTATTAATGAAAATAGGATTTAACTGTAGCAGTTTTGATTTGTTACATGCCGGTCATGTGACCATGCTAAAGATGGAAAAACAACTGTGTGACTATTTGATTGTGGCCTTACAAACTGACCCCACAATTGATCGTCCTGGCATCAAAAATAAACCTGTGCAAAGCACATATGAACGTTATGTACAGTTGCAAGGTTGCAAGTATGTGAATGAAATTTTAGTGTACGATACAGAATTTGATTTGTTACAAATGCTACAAACTCAAACCATACACATTAGATTCCTTAGTGACGAATATATTGACAGGGAGTTTACAGGCAAGCAATGGTGTATAGACAACGGGATAGAGTTACACTATCACCGAAGAGATCATGTGTATAGCTCAAGTGAATTACGTGCTAGAACTGCCAACTTAGAAAACACTAAAGATAATGTTAACGCATTGCCCCAGCATAGCCCTGATTTGTTAAACAAGATAAGGTAAGAATTTTTTGTAGATTAGCCCCTGGCGACTTTCTTCGTCGGTCCAATGACACGCACTGAGATCGTTTAACCATTGAGTCCGATCTGGTAACTCTGGATTGTATATCCGTCCAACTTGTTGATTGGCCACATCCCAGCAAACACTACCGGGATCGTCTACCCATAGCGGAACTCCGTGCAATATTGCGGCCACGCCACTGCTACTGTTGAACACAAACGCACCAACAGCATGTTTTAAATCTTTTAATAATGATCTTGCGGTTGTATTACTAATACTTACATTAGAATTTGTTAATGCTGATACATCAGTAATTTTTCCCGGGTGAGGTCGCAATACAATATGCATATCGGAATGTTCACGTATGGCTCGAATTTTTTCATGAGCCCAAGCAAGTGGATTTACTCCTTTCATGCTCCAACCGCCATCTCTTTGCATCAACAATAAAATGTAATTGCCTTTGATACGCCAATCTGCTAGATTAACATTAATATTTTGAGACAACTGATCCCATCTTGATGAATCAGAATTTTTATTAACATATTCGCTAGTGTCATAAAATACACCATTGATACTGTAACGAAGATATTGACTGGCTGGATCAGCAAATTTAAAACAATTTGCATCAATTGCCATAACATGGTTGCCCAATTGTTTTTGTTGTTGAATTATATGTGCTCGTAATTTTATATTAGGGGTATGTTGCTCGGGGCTTGCCCATCCCAATATTACTGCCAACTTGGATGGAGTGTATATATCCTGTGTTTCGATATGTACTGTGGCACCCTGAGATCGTGCACCATCTGCAAACGCTATCAGGGTGTCAATTTTCCTACTGGGGTTTTGTTTTTGTAATGAACTTAAATAAACAACAACATCAGGTGTTTTCATTTAATATCTTCCATGCGGTACCATCACGCATGTCAACTTCAGTAAATTGACAATATGAAATATGTCTTGCCCAAGCATGAACTTCATCTAATGTTGGTATTTTTAAAGATTCTATTTCACTAACACTATGGCTACACAATGCGGCCGCCGCATTTGGCCCCAGGGTAATAGCAGGCTTGCCCAACAACAATGCTTCACCAGCCGCAATGCTGGAAAACGTGACCAAACAATGCACATCTCTATCCAGGGCCATTTCCATAGTATCATCATTGACTCTAGTGGCACGACCTTGTTTAGTTCTTACTACAACGGGACGATCTGTGTATTTTTTAATTTCTTCTTGTGTTATTGTTAGCCATTCTTCAAGATCAATATTGTAAAGATTCAACAATTTTTGACTTGGGGGTGCAAGTAATATATCGGTGCCGCCCCTAAATTTTCTTAATTTTACTCCAGTGGCTTCAAATCTATCACCTGGTCTATCAACGATGGGTCCAAAATTTTGTACATCATTCTTTGTAATTCTGTGATATAGTTTTTTTCTTCCGTTACCAAAGTACCCAGTATCAATATAATAAAAATCTCGGCCGTTGGACTGACAGATTAATATTTCTTTGCGTTTGGTTATACCTCTGAATACTGCTGGAGTCATACTGGTACTGTGTTTTTCCCAGTTAGAAATTTGACCACCCGATCCTAGTATAAAACTTTGCAAATATGGGTCATACATTTTGCCTTTCCTTTCAAATTTTGTGTCTTTTTCATCAGTACCAATTGCCACTGCTGAATTATTATCTAGTTGTTTCAGTTGATCAACTAACATATCTAAGGTCATACCATAATATGTTCCTGCCGGATCCACTCGATATTTGAGAATGTCATCAAATAATGTTTTGACACTTGGTGGAACCATGTCAAACACATGCTTAGGCGGAACCTCAGGTGGTAGTGGAATGCGTGTGGTTTCGTCTTCTTGTTCCCAGTCGCTCATTCTGCTGACCTTTGTTGGCAATGATCTGTTAACGCATGTTCATGATGCCACTCTTGTGCCATAGTAGTATCTTTAAACTCATCAAAACACGGTGCACCTAATGTATAATGTAACAATTTAGCACGGTCATTTGGTCCAAATTCATCAGGCAACCAGTTCCACTCAATAGGCAACTCGCCAATGCGTTCGTTATCTAGCCAAGAGAACCTGTGCAGTTCGGCACCAGTGGCTCCCATCACATATTTAGGAGTGAGTTTTTTATTAGGACTGGTAAAGCAGTTCCAAATAATAACACTTGACCAATTTTTTCTTGGGTAGTCTTCGTTTTTGGAACCAAGATACTTTACAGGCATGCGTGTTTTGTAATCATGCTTGACCACCATGACGTCTTTGGCAAATTGATTTAATTCCCAAAGTTTAGTAATGTCGTCTCGCACAATCATGTCACCATCAATAAAGATAGCACTGCCTTTGTAGCTCATCAAGTGTGGAACCAAGAAGCGTGTGTAGATAAATTGATTGCTACCGTCTTTGTGTGTTTCGGTATAGTCTTGAAACAAGTTTAATGCCACAGGATGTATTGCCACAGGACTTGTGCTGTGTCGTATAATACTGTTAACGCAAGTGTGATATGCCACTGCTTCCCGTGGATCGTAGCCGATGAATACGGGTATGATTTCTTTCATTTTCTTTCAATGTCCTCTTCAACGCAATTTGCACCGTACTGTATTTCTATTAATTTTAGTGGCTGATCAGTTTCGTTGCACAACATGTGCCAAGAATCTGTACCGATCCAGATGTGTTCATGTACACCGTAGTTGCCTACTAGATCATGATCACTAGAACTATCTAATGTGTATACCGCGGCTTCTCCTTCGGCCACAAACCAAAACTCTGCACGTTGATCATGCCGTTGCATACTCAAACATGTTTTGGGATTTACGGTGAGTTCTTTTAATTTGGTATTTGGCCCTACTTCGTGTAACACACGATAGTTACCCCAGGCTCGCGGCGTGCGCGGTTTGTTCCACTCTTCCAGTATCCATGAACTGGAATTCATTTTGTTTTCACCACCGACACCAAACACAAACTCTACATCGTCGAATATCATTTCGGGAATGTTATCTCGAGTGCGATCACCGCCATTGGCAAACACAATGTCACTGTTGGGGTATTTTAATTTCATGGCACGAATAGCATCACAACTGCTACCGTCGTCATCGTTGAATGTGATCACATCGTCTACCATGTTTAAACTTGTGACAAGTGCAAATCGTTCTGCCATGGGCATAAACGGTCTACCTTTTTTGCGTGTTAGCCACGCATCGCTGTTGAGGCCTATTACTAACCTGTCACCAAGTTGTTTGGCGGCTCTAAAATAAGCCAAATGTCCAGAATGGATGGGGTCAAATCCCCCAGTTACAAGTACGATTTTCATGCAGGTATTTACACCTGGATGTCTTCCATGCCTGCAGTTCTGAGCCTGACCACATGGCCCATTTGCCACTGTTTAGTATCTAATCCTTTGAGGATACCCAACCAGCGATTGCGTAAGTATGCTACTTCGTTAATAAGAGTTTCGTAATCAATTACTTCATCTTCACCGTCCACATACTTTTCAGCA